ATGATTGTAGACAAGAAGCTTTAGCTAAATTAGAATCAAGTATAGATGAATGCCTGAGTTGTCAATAAATGAAGGATCTTTTCAAGAGTACGATTATAATATAGAATACGAGGAGAAATGGAAAAAATTAAAAATCAATTGGCAGGAATTGCAGCCTTGGTTGGAGTTTTGGGCGCAATAGGTGCAGGATTCGTAACTTATGGAGAAATGCAAGAAAAATTAAATTCTCTTGCAGGCTTAGATTTAAATCCATTACTCAAAGAAGTAGCGTCTCAAAATGTTAAAATAGAAAAACAAAATAATAAAATCGCTGTATTAGAAAAAACAATACAGGTATTAGAACTTAATATCAAAGAATTAAAATTATCAGGAAAGAATCCATTAGCAAACTAATTTCTAAGAATAGATTATGAAACTCACTACAAACTTTTCTTTGGCAGAAATGACAGCGAGCCAAACGGCAGCTCGCAAAGGAATTCCAAATAATCCAACACCAGGTCAAATCGAAAATTTAAGAAAACTTTGTGAGTCTATCTTACAACCGATTCGTAATCATTACGATGCACCAGTTATCATATCATCAGGTTTTAGATCACCTGAGTTATGTGTTTTAATTGGTAGCTCAATTGATTCACAACACGCAAAAGGTCAGGCCGCAGATCTACAAGTTTCTGGTGTTGATAATGAAGCACTTGCAACATGGATTAAAAATAACCTTGATTTCGACCAGCTAATTCTCGAGTTCTACAAAAAAGAAGAAGGACCTCATAGCGGGTGGATCCATGTGTCTTACGAGGGCAAGGGCAATCGTAAGCAAAGTTTACAAGCAACGAGATCAGAAAAAACAGGAAAGACGGTTTATTCACCATGGTAATCGGAAGATCACAAATGACCAAACAAGTAGAAGGACAACTAAGAGGAGCTAGAGATGAGAAAAAAAGATCCAAAAACAGGAACAGGAAAAAAACCAAAAGGATCGGGCAGAAGACTTTATACAGACGAAAATCCTAGAGATACTGTAAGTATTAAATTTGCAACTGAAAAGGATGCAAGAGATACTGTAAGAAAAGTCAAAAATGTTTCAAAACCTTTTGCTAGAAAAATACAAATATTAACAGTTATGGAACAACGTGCTAAAGTAATGGGAAAAAACAAGGTAGCGCAAATTGCAAAAAAAGGAAAAGAATCCATACGCAAAAGTCGTAAGGTCTAGAAAATACCGACCACAAGTGATACAATCAAAAAAGTTATATAACAGAAAGAAGCTTAAAGATGACAAAACTATGTCCTAGAGGCAAAGCGGCCGCTAAAAGAAAATTTAAGGTTTATCCCTCAGCATATGCGAACGCATATGCCTCAAGAATATGTGCAGGAAAAATAAAAGATCCTTCAGGTGTAAAAAGAAAAGATTTTAAAGGACCAAAACCAGCAGGTAAAAAATTAGGTGGAGAAGCAAAAACAAAAATTAAAAAATTAATAGGTGGTCTGAAAAAAGCATCTAAGACACATGCTGGTCAAGCTAAAACATTAAAAACTTTAACAGCAAATGTTGGGAAAGCTATTAATAAATTTGAGGGAGCTAAACTAGCTGGTAAGAAAAAAGGTGGTTACATTGGTTCTCATATAAAATCTAATTTAGCAGGTGAGCCAGTTTCTAATAAATCATATGAGGATTATTATAAAGGCATGATCTAATGGCTAAGAGTGGACTAAAAAAATGGTTTAGCCAAAAATGGGTAGATATAGGATCTAAGAAAAAAGATGGATCTTTTGCAAAATGCGGAAGATCAAAGCAAAAGGCAGATGCTAAGAGAAAATATCCAAAATGTGTACCTGCAGCAAAAGCTGCATCCATGTCAAAGGGACAAATACGTTCTGCTGTTGCAAGAAAAAGAGCAGCAGGTAATCCTGGAGGCAAACCAACTAATGTTAAAACAATTATTAAAAAAAGAACTGGTGGTTCTATTACACAAGGCACATGTTGGGATGGATATAAACAAGTTGGTATGAAGAAAAAAGGAAAAAAAATGGTTCCTAATTGTGTAAAAGCATCAAAAGGTAAATACATTGGTTCACATATAAAATCTGATTTAGCAGGAAAACCAGTTTCAAACAAATCTTATGAAGATTATTACAAAGGAATGATTTAATGGCAACTTCAGGCACTACATCTTTTGATTTAAGTATTGATGAAATTATTGATGAAGCTTACAATAGAGTAGGTATCAGACCAAACTCTGGTAACGACATGAGAAGAGCAAGAAGAAATTTAAATTTACTGTTTGCTGAATGGGGAAACCGCGGTATCCATATGTGGAAAGTGGAACTTGATGAAGTGCAGTTGGTAGCCGGACAAGCTGAGTATACTGTAAATTCAGATGTAAGTGATGTCTTAGAAGCCTTCATATCTACAACTGGAAGCGCATCTGATAGTGCTTCAACTCAAGACATTTCAATAACCAAAATTGATAGATCTGCTTATGCAGCATTACCTAATAAACTCGCTACAGGTCAGCCATCTCAATATTATGTTGATCGTGTAACAACTCCAAAAATTTATTTGTATCAAGCACCAGACGCTTCAACTTACACTTTTTTAAAATTTTATGTAATTAAAAGAATTGAAGATGCGGGAGCATACACTAATGAAGCTGATGTTGTTTACAGATTTTTACCATGCATGGTTGCAGGATTAGCTTATTATTTATCTATGCAATACGATGCTCAAAGAACACAGATGTTAAAAATGGTATATGAAGATGAAATGAAAAGAGCTTTGGATCAAGATGGTGGAAGAACTTCACTGTACATTTCACCGCAAACTTATTTTGGAGATGGTGTCTAATGGCTGGTTATGCTACAGGTAAAAATTCAAAAGCAATATCTGATAGATCAGGTATGGAGTTTCCATATGATGAAATGGTTAGAGAATGGAACGGTTCATTAGTTCATACTTCTGAGTTTGAGCCAAAACATCCTCAGATTAGAAGAAAGAGAGTTGTAGCAGATAGAATTGCTTTACAAAATCCAAGACCTCAAGATTTTACTTTTAATTCTGGTGGTAAAAGATTTACTACAATAGATCTTACATTACCGGGTGTATTTGGATTTGAATCAAATGGAATGCAGCCTGATGATGGTGCAGAACAAAATAGAAAAAGACAGCTTGTCAGTAGAGCTGGTCAAGTAACCGTGGAGATATCATAATGGCAATTAGTTACTCAGATTTTTTAACTCAAGTAAGAAACTATACAGAAGTTGATTCAAATGTTTTAACGGACTCGTTGTTAGATCAATTTATAAGACAAACCGAATTAGATGTTGCAGGTAAAGTAGATTATGACGATTTAAGAAAATATGCTACGGCTAATTTTATTACAAGTCAAAGATATCTTTCATTACCAGCAGATCAAGTTATTGTAAGATCTATTCAAGTTTTCGATGGATCTGGTGACAGGGTATTTTTAGAAAAAAGAGATACAAGTTTTATATCAGAATTTAATAATAGTGGAGCAACGGGATTACCTAAATATTATGCAATGTGGGATGATTTCAATGCTGTTGTTGCACCTACTCCAGATAGTACTTATCAAGTACAACTAAATTACATTATTGATCCACCTCATTTTACATCTTCAAACACTACTTATATATCAACTTATCAAGATGGATTGTTGTTATATGGCGTTTTAGAACAAGCATTCTCTTACCTCAAAGGCCCGCAGGATATGTACAACTTATACAAAAGCAAGTATGATACAAGTGTACAAGCTTTTGCTCTTCAACAGATGGGTAGAAGACGTAGAGGAGAATATGATGATGGAGTGCCTAGAGTTAAGGTTCCTTCACCATCGCCATAATTTAATAATAAAGGAGATTTAAAATGGCAATTACAACAAACGCAATATGCAACACATTTAAAGAAGAGATTCTTGAAGGTGTGCATGATTTTACACCAACATCTGGTGATGTATTTAAATTAGCACTATATACAAACAGTGCAACTATCGGTGCAGATACAACTGCTTATCCTGGAGATAGCACAGGCGGACAAGTATCAAACACAGGTCAATACGCACAAGGTGGCGGTGCACTTGTTAATGCATTAGTGTCAAATAACGGCGGCACAGCATTCGTTGATTTTAGTGACTTATCATTTACTGGAGTAACCTTAACTGCAAGAGGAGCTTTGATTTATAATACTTCAAACTCTAATAAAGCAGTTGCGGTATTAGACTTCGGTGGCGATAAAACAGCTACAGCAGGAACTTTTACAATTCAGTTCCCTAACGCAAACGACACACAAGCAATTATTAGAATAGCGTAATATGAATAATGGCAACTGGATGGGGCAATAAAACTTGGGGTGCATCGGAATGGGGAGACCTAGCCGATGAAACCGTAGTTGTCTCATCCATTGTCGCAACATCATCAATAGGTTCTTCAACCACAGAAGCAGATGCAAATGTTACTGCATCATCTTTATTAGCAACATCTTCACCTGGTCAAGTAACACAAGATATTTCTTTAAATTTACCTGTTACAGGTATTGAAGCAACTTCATCAACTGGGCAAGCTGTATCAGAAATTGGAATAGAACAATCTGGTATATCTACAACTTCATCCATAGGTACTGTAAGCATAGATGAAAACTTCTTAGTGGGTGCAGGATGGGGAAGAGAAGTTTGGGGTAGTTTTGTTTGGGGAGATAATTATTCAGTATTAGCAAACGGTATTGGTTTAACAGCTACAATTGGTAATGAAGATGCGTTTACAGATGTAACCGTAGCAGTTTCAGGACAAGAATTACAATCAGCAATTACTGCAGTTGGAACTTCAGCAAACTCAGATAATGAAATTGCACATAGTTTCTTACTTACAGGTTCCTTAGGATCACCCGTAATTACAGGAGATGCTTTAATTGAACTCTCAGGTATATCAGCAACCGTATCAATAGGTTCAGTAGAAGCTGCACCGAAACAAGAAGTTGACGTAACAGGTATTCAATTAACGGCAAATTTAGGTAATAGTGATCAAATTGGAAATGCAAATATTTCATTAACAGGTATAGGTGCTACAAGTGCCGTAGGAGATATTATCCCAGTATCTGTTTATGATGCCACAGGATTAGAAGCGACAACTTCTATAGGTTCTGTAACCGTTATTGGACAAGCAGTTGTTAATCCTACAGGTGTGACATTGACTATATCAACAATTTCGCCTAATATCATTGCGTGGGCTGAAGTTGACACAGGAACACCAGTAACATGGTCTGAGGTTGACCTAGCAGCTTAATAGAGTTAAAATTATTTAAGGAGTTAAAATATATTTATGGCATCGACATTTTCATCAGATCTAAAACTAGAATTAATGGCTACTGGCGAAAACGCTGGTACATGGGGTGATAATACAAATAACAATTTAAATCTTATTCAACAAGCAATCGCAGGTTATGAAGCAGTAGCACTTTCAGATGGTGGAACTGTGGCTCTTGCAATGACAGATAAAACAATCTCAAATGCAAGAAACATGGTAATTAAATTTACTGGAACTTTAACTTCAGCTTCGAATGTAACTATTCCAAATTCTATTGAAAAATTTTACATCTTTGATTTATCAGCAGTAACTGGTGTTACAAACTTAACGATTAAAACAGTTTCAGGAACTGGTTTTACAGCTGGAGAAGCTAAAATCGTAGCCGCTTATTCTGATGGAACAAATTTAAATGAAATTGCTCTAGATACTTTAGGTGGAACAATTGCAACCGCTCAAATTGCAGATAATGCTGTAACAACAGCAAAAATTTCAGATAATCAAATTATAACTGCAAAAATTTCTGATAACCAAGTAACTACAGCAAAAATTTCAGACAACCAAATTACAACTGCAAAAGTTTCTGATTTACAAATCACAACTGCAAAAATTGCAAATGACTCTGTAACTCCAGATAAATTATCTGATACAGCGGTAACTCCAGGAAGCTATACTTCAGCTTCAATTACAGTCGACCAACAAGGAAGACTTACTGCAGCATCATCAGGTTCTGCAGGTGCAGGTGGATACAATTTAGCTTTTTCTGCTAAAGGTCCTGCTTCTGGAACTTACACTGCAAATGCAGCAGCAACACAAATTGGTGTTTACATGGTTGCAGGTGGTGGAGGTGGAGGAACTGGTCCAACAGCTATTACAATTAGTGGTGGATATGGTGGAGCAGGTTTTTATACTACTGCAATCTCAGCACCATTTGCAAAATCATACGCAATAGGAGCACCAGGATCTGCTGGGGGAAATCCAGGAAGAGCTGGATCTGCTGGTGGAAATACAAGCATAACAGATGTTGGAACAGTTAACGGTGGTGGTGGAGGTCCTAACACAAACAATAGTAGTATTACAGGAACCCCTGGAAACGCACCTGGAGCGACTGTAGATTTAGGAACTTATCAAGGACTGGCGAGAAACAATTTAGGTACAAATAACCAACCAAATCCATTTACTGGA